TGAACTTGGAAGAAAAAAAGGAAGAAAAAGAAAAAAGCAAGAACTACACTCACACGTTTAAAAATCCAGTAAAGATTGAGGAAAAAGAGTACAAGACTCTTACATTCTATTTTGAAAAGCTGACTGGTAACGACATAGAAGCAATCGAAGCGGAGTTGCAGGATCAGAACAAATATGTACTTTCTCCTGAAATTTCTTCTGTATTCCAGTCAATGCTTGCGGCAAGGGCAGCAGGAGTGGCTTCTGATGAAATCAAGCGTCTTCCGGTAGCGGATTACATGAAGATTAAAAATAAAGCAAGGGATTTTTTAGTGGCTGCGGGTTATTAAAAGTTAAAAATCCCGCAAAGTTCATACGCAAACAGATATACAGGTTAGCAAGGGCTTCACATACGCCCGTCCCTTATTGGCTGGGGCTTCCTATACGTGAACTGTTCCGCTGGATTGAAAGCGTGAATGAAGTTGAATCGGAAGACGAAGCGGAGAGAAAGAACGCAGGGACACAGTAGGGAGGTGAAAGAACTTGGCAGGGTCACAAAAGGAATTTGAACTGCTGTTTAAGCTGAAAGCAGCGCTGGGTGGTGGATTTAATGGCACCTTTAAAAATGCTATTGATACCAATAAAAAGCTACAAGACAGCTTGAAAAGCGTAAATTCCATACAATCAAAAATTGACGGTTACACAAAGCAGGCTTCCGCGATTGACAAAAATAAAGAAAAATTGCAAGCGTTGACGCAGGAACACGATAAATTACAACGCGAACTGAACCAAACGCAGGAACCCAGCGAAGCACTGCGGAAGAAACTAGAAAAGAATGAAAACCAGATACAACAGACCACTGCCAAAATAAGAGATCAAACAAATAAGTTAAATAGTCTGGGCGATGAGTTGAAACAGGCTGGGATAAGCACTGATAATTTGGGAGGTGCCAATACTAAACTGCAAAAATCCTATGATAAATTAAAATCATCACAGGAAAGATTGCAAAAAATCAATTCAGAACAGGCAAAAATTAAGGAAAGCATATCAAATACAAAAACACAGCTATTGGGAACAATCGGGACGATAGCTGCGGTGGCTGCTGCGGTATATGCCGGACCAGTACAAGCGGCACAAAAATATGAAACAGCAATGGCGAAAGTATCCACGATAGCAGATTTAAAAGTCGTACCGCTTGATAAAATGTCAAGCCAAATAATGAAGCTATCTAATACGACGGGCATTGCTGCTTCTGCGATAGCAGATGATGTTTACAATGCCATTTCTGCCGGGCAAAGCACAGCTGACGCGGTGAACTTTGTCACAAATTCAACAAAATTAGCAAAAGCCGGATTTGCAGAAAGTTCACAGACACTTGATGTACTAACGACAATACTGAACGCCTATGGAATGGAAGCAAACAAAGTGGGTTCTGTATCAGATATGCTTATACAAATACAGAACAAAGGTAAAGTTACCGTAGCTGAATTATCAAGCGTTATGGGTAAAATTATACCAACAGCAAATTCGTATGGCGTTTCATTGGAACAGTTGGGCGCAGGTTACGCTATCATGACCAGTAAAGGTATTGCAGCCGCCGAAACCACAACGTACATGAATAGTATGTTGAATGAACTTGGAAAATCTGGGACAATAGCTGATAAACTTTTGAGGAAAACAACCGGGTCAAGTTTTAAACAACTCATGACAAGTGGAAAAAGCATGGGTGAAGTTCTGGGGATATTGCAAGAGCAGGCAGGAAAGAGCGGGAAAAGCCTTGCGGATATGTTTGGAAGTGCAGAAGCAGGAAAAGCGGCTGTTTCGTTATTATCTGGTGGCGTAGATGGCTTCAATCAAAGCGTACAAGGGATGATTGACAGTGCAGGCGCAACAGGTGAAGCTTTTGCAAAAATGGACAAGACAACCGAAGCAAAGATGGCAAAAGCGAAAAATAGTATTGCCAATTTAGGCATTGTATTGGGACAAAATCTATTACCTATCGTTGGAGATTTAGCGGATAAAGTGGCAAAAGCAGTTACGAAAGTATCAGAATTTGCACAGGCTAATCCGAAACTTGTAAGTACAGCATTAAAAGTAGTTGGTGTATTGGCAGCTTTAAAAGTTGGATTACTTACAACAAGACTGGGAGTATTAAGCGCACAAAAAGATTTCCTGTTTATTCAGGGCATATTTACGAAATTTGCTGGAAATGCAGCAGTTGCGGAAGCCGCTTCCGTTGGTCTGGGTGGAAGATTAAAAAATGTAGGAGGTGGAATACTAAGCTATTTCGGAAATGTAAAAGGGGCAATGGGCGGTGTAAGCAATGCCGTTGGAAACATTTTTACCAACAGCCCGATACTGTCAAAGGTAAGTGGTTTTGTAGGTGGAATAAACAGCAAAATCATAACCGGACTTTCTGGAATTGCTGGAAAAGCAGCTGGGGTATTAACGGGTGCAGGCTCAAAAATGGTGGGATTATTGCTAAAACCGTTTTTGGGTATCGGAGGAAGACTGGGCGGCATTTTAGCCAACGTGGGCGGCATTATATTAAAATCGCCACTGGGGACGATTGGAAGAGTGCTTGTGTCTGGTTTCAGTTCTTTTGTAACACTGCTTGCACCAATAGGAAACCTATTAAGAACGACATTCGCACCGCTGGCAAGACTGGGGGTAACGCTCTTGGGACCCCTTGGGGGAATTGTAGGTAAATTGTTTCCGATTATTGCAGTAGTAACACTGGTTATCACGGTATTTGAATTAGTACGAAAGAATTTAGACAAAATCCGGGGAGCCATAGAAAATATTTTTGGAGAAAAAGGCGTTGCGGTCTTTGACAAAGTTATTGCGGTAATAACAAATATAGGGAATGCAATAAAAGGTGTATTCTCTGACGGAAACTTAGGCGCAGCACGCGACAAAATTAATGAAATATTTGGAGAAAAAGGTGTTGCGGTCTTTGATGTTTTTGTAAAGGCTTTTGAAAAGATAAAGGCAGCGGCGGGACAGTTTATCAACTTTGTCATAACTCACATTGTCCCAGTGGCAGAAGATGTACTAAACCTTATAACGACAAGCATTATTCCTGGAATTGTAGGTTTTGTTAAAGCGGCAGCACCAACGATAATGTCAATCATTCAGTCTGTATCTGATTTTATTGGTGCAATTATCCCGGTTATTGGAAGTTTTATTGCTGGATTAATGCCAGTGATAAGTCAGATCATAGCTTTTATTCAAACTTATGTATTACCAATTATAGGGCAAGTGTTCAGCTTCATAACAGGCACAGTGTTTCCTATGATAGCGGCGGGTATTCAAGCAATACTGCCTATAATAACAAATATACTTTCAACATTGCTTCCGTTTATACAAACGGCAATAACTACTATATGGAATATCGTACAACCGATAATTCAAGGCATTCTGGCAGCCATACAATTTGCAATGCCGACAATACAAGCAATTATTGAGACTGTTATTGGAACTGTGACGGGTATCATTCAAGGTTTAATGACGGTTTTAGGTGGGATTATCACTTTTATAACAGGTGTATTCACCGGGAACTGGTCGCAGGCTTGGGAGGGTATCAAAACAATTTTTAGCGGTATTTGGCAGGGGATTTCCGCTGTCTGCAAAGGTGTCATAAATGGGATTATAACGGCAGTAAATGTCGTTATCCGGGGGCTAAACAAATTAAAAGTTCCAGACTGGGTGCCAGGGCTTGGAGGAAAGGGCATAAACATTGCCGAAATACCAATGCTGGCAAAAGGCGCAAGGCGAACGCCGGAAACATTCATTGCAGGCGAAGCAGGTCCTGAATTAATAACCAATTCACCGGGTAGAACGGTATTCACGGCTAATCAGACAAAGAGAATACTGGAAAGCCAAAGTGCAGCAAACGAAACAGCGGCGGCGGTAAAAGGTGCGCCGGGAATTACAAATGTAACCAATAGCAGCCAGAGTGGACCGCAGACGGTAAACAACTACGGTTCAGCACCGGAAGTGGTAAGCAAGGCGGGGCAAAATGGAGGTAATAGAAATATTACAATAACAAACAGCACAACGATTGTTGTTGAGGGTGAGAAACCGGGCGACCTTGACGCGAAACTGGCAAAAAACAACGCTGACTTGTTACAACAGGTTGAACACCTACTGGACAAGAAAGACGATGACGAAAGGCGGTCACATTATGACTAATACATACACAACAATTTCTGGCGATATGTGGGACAAAATCGCATATGAGAAAATGGGAAGCGTGCTGTATACAGATAAGCTAATGAAAGCCAATATAAAATATGCCGCCTTAGTTGTTTTTCCTGCCGGGATAGTCTTAACTATTCCGGCGGTGGAAGACAAAGTCAATATGGAACTTCCACCATGGAAAAGGGGGCTATTGACATAAAATGGCTTCTAAAGATTATGCACGCAGGGTAGAACTGCGGCTGACATTTAAAAACTTTGATGTTCCAGAAGATATCAACAAGCACATTATTAGCGCGGAATATACAGATGAAGAGGAAGACGGGGCAGACGATTTTCAAATTGTATATGACGATAGGGAAAGAAATCTGCTGGGCGGCTGGCTGGATATAAAGCCAACGATCATAAAAGATACAAAGCAGGTGGAAAAAGAAGCAGGAGAAACAGCGGTTATAAATTATGTAGTGAAAAGAGGGGATACACTATCAGCAATAGCCAGTAAGTATCTGGGTAGTGGTACAAAATATCCGCAAATTGCACAGGAAAATAACATACGGAACCCAAATTTAATTTATCCGGGACAGGTATTTAAAATAACAACAAGCGGCGCAGGGAAAACGACAACTAAAGAAACAACAACAACGGACGGAGCCGAACCAAAACTTGTTACAGCGGTATTGGTTCAAAAGAACTGGAACGACACCGGGAAAGATGCAACGTTGAACTTTGGAACGTTTGAAGTTGACAGCATTGACATGGCGGGTCCACCGGATAAAGTGACGGTTAAAAGCACTTCTATCCCATACACCTCAACATTGAGGACTGAAAGGAAGTCAAGGGCGTGGGAAAATATAACATTAAAAGCAATCGCGGAACAGATGGCGGCAGAAAGCAAATTGCAGTTGATGTATGAAGCACCTGAAAATCCGAAGTTCAAGAGAAAAGAACAGGTACAAACGTCAGATATAAGGTTTCTACAGAAACTATGCAAAGCAGAGGGACTGGCGTTAAAAGTTACAGACTTGACAATTGTTATTTATAGCGCGGAGGACTACGACGGAAAGCCAGTTATTAAAACTTTGCAAAAAGGCAGTAGCGACATTATGTCGTATCAGATGGGAACCAGTCTGACAGATACAGCGTACACAAGCTGCCATGTAACATACACAAACCCGGATAGCAAGGCGACAATCGAATATACATATACGCCAGACAGCAAAACAGGAACGGGGCAAACATTAGAGGTAAACGAAAAAGTAAATAGCACAGAAGAAGCAATAAAGCTGGCAAAGAAGCGCCTAAGAGAAAAAAATACACAAGAATATACAGCCAGTTTGAAAGTTGTTGGAGATGTAACGCTGGTGGCAGGGGCAACGGTACAGTTAAAAGGCTTCCAACACTTTGACAGAAAATATAAAATCACGCAGGCGAAACACTCAATATTAAACGGGTACACAGTGGACCTTAAATTAAAACAAGTATTGGAGGGCTATTGATGGCAGACTTAACAGAATTAAAGAATATAGCCAGAAAAGGCATTGTACAGAGTGTGGACGCAGGAGGAATGAAAGCCCGTGTTAAATTTGAGGATAAAGGCGGCATTGTATCCGGCGCCCTGCACATACTTATGCGACAGGAAAGTGTAAAGTTACCGACCGGGGAAACGGTAACGACAACAAAGTGGGTGCCGCCAGTCGGAAGCATGGTTCTATGTTTGATGATACCAGATGGCGACGGGGAGGGCTATATATTGGGGGGTGTGCAGTAATGGCGAAAATAGGCAGCTTTGGAAATGTTGTTTTTTCGGTGTCAGACAGAACCGTAAAAACATTTAATGAAATGTCATGGAAATTTGCGGCAAACTACGCAACGCATGATAGACACTTACAAGAAGACTTGCTGGAATTTTTGGGACCGACACCGGACAGCATAAGTTTTACAATGGTATTTAGTGTGTTCAGAGGGGTGACGCCTTACAAAGAAGTAAAAAGGTTGCGGCAAATGGTGAAAAACGGAGAAGCTGGAAGACTTGTAATAGGCGGGAAAGTATACGGGTCATATAAGTGGGTGGCAACGGACGGAACAGCGGAACTGGAACGGTACGACAACAAGGGGAATCTATGGGCTGCAACAGTGAAAATGACGTTGCAAGAATATGCAAAGAGGTGATGAGCGGTGGAAGTGATTAGAGGTGACGGGATACTATTAGAAAATATAGACCTCGCCCCAGCAAATGTGCATCAAGAGGTTGTACAAAACATTGCAATA